GTCGCGGCGGGACTTGATGACCGTGACGCTGATCGGCGTGCCGGTGCCATGCGTTCCGCTGAAGTCCGGAAGGATCTTCAGGTAACGCTTGGCGCCGATGTAGTCCACGCGGGCAACCGTCGCCGCGGCGTGCGCGGCGATGAGCGAGCGAACAATGCCGCCCGTTCCCACAGTGGTATCGGCGTTATCGCCGAGGATCACATCCGACGAGGTCACATCGGAGTAGGTCGAATCATCATCACTGTGGGTGACTTTGAACTCGATCTTGTTGGTGCCGCTGAAAGTGATGCCGCCGACGCCAACGGCGATCTGGATCGACGCGGAGTTGCATCCGAGCAGATCGACGGCGACGGGCGTGGGATCAGCGGAGAGCACGATGGGCCCGACCGCCGGAACTTGCGAGAAATCTACAGGCTTACGATACATGGGGTTCTCCCAGTGAAAATCAGGGTCAGTAACAGAACAGGGGAGGAAAGAAGCAGCGGCGGCGCCCTCCCTCGCGCCGCCGCCGCGATCGATCAGGTCGAGCACTTGATCAGCTTGAGCGCCTCGAAGTTGATCACGCCACCGCCAACGCGCTTGGTGGTGTAGAACTTCACGCGGCCCTTCTTCGTGAACGGATCGCGCAGGACGCGGATGCCCTGGCGATCGACGATCTGATACGCCTCCTTGAAATTGCCGAAGGCGATCGGGAACGCGTTCGAACCGGTTGCCGGCATGTCCTCACCCAGAGCCAGGCGGTAGCCGAGCAGGGTGGCCGGCTGCCCGACCTGGATGGAGGGCTGCCAGAGGTAGTTGCCCTGGCCATCCTTGAACTTGCGGATCTTCGTGGCGGTCGACCGAGCCATCAGCCAGGCTGCGCCTTCTCGATAGGCTTGCTTGAGTGCGTCCTCGGCGTCAAACAACACGTCGGCCGGGTTGCTGCTCGCGAAGGTCGTCGCCGCGCCGGTCACCACGAAGCCGATGTTGCCCCAGGTGAAGCTCGCGTTGGCGACATTGGTGTAGCTCAAGATACCGCGCGGCTTCTTGACTCCGTTGCCACTGACGAATGCCGTCGCCTCCGTGCGACCCAGCTTCGCGCCGACTTTGTCACCCAGCCACGCTTCGACGTCGAAATCCGCGTCGTCGAGCATGTTCTGGGTTGCGTGCGGCTGAGCGTACATCTCGTGAACCTTCAGTTCCCAGCCGCCCAGGTCCGCGGTGTCGGTTTCGGCATCGCGCGCCGTGCTGTCATCCTCACCGACCCAGCCGACCGTTACTTCATCGTTGTCGTAGATGCCTTCGACGGATGGCTTGGAGGTGTTCTGCACGGCCGCCAGCTCGCGCAGCGGCGAGGATTCGTACACCTTCTTGATCATCCGGCCGGAGATATCAGGCGAGACGAGGTAGCCATCGCCATCGGCAGCCACCGACAGGACGTTGAGCGTCTCGCCGCCGAGCTTTTTCTCGCCAAGGCGCCAGTACTCATTTTGCGCCTTCTTGAAGTTTTCATACGCCTCGGCGTCGAGCTTCTTGCCGGTGAGCTTGTTGAAGGCGTTGATGTGCTTTCGCACCTCGGCCGAGTTCTCCGCTCCTTCGCTGCCGGCACCACCCAGCGTGATCCGGTTGATGGCGGCCTCGTTTGCCTTGTTGGCTTTGGTTTCCTCGTCGAGCTTGTTCTGCAGCTCGGTGATCTTGGTGTTGAGCTTTTCCACGTTATCGCGAGTGGTAGCGCTCTCCGTGCCATTCTTCTTCACCTGCTCGAGCAGTTTGTCGTTCTCGATCTTGAAGGCGTTGAAGGTGGTCTGCAGCTCGTTGAGGATCTCCTTTGGATCGCTCGACTTGCCGTCGTTGAAGATGGATCCGCGGGGGATCTGAGAGAGGTCAAATCCATTGACCAGGTCAAAGATGGGGGCCGCGGCGACAGCGGCTAGCATCGCCGCGTTCATGTAACGTGTTTTCATATCTGCTCCGTTTTGCGTGCTTCGTTGATGGACTGAAAGCCCTTGGCCATTTCGCCGATCGCGTTCCAGACGTCCGCATCGGCATCGCGCCGGGCTTCGTCCTTCAGCTTGGAAACGGCAGCTTTCGCATCGTTACGGGAGATACCTGCGTCACGCAGGGCATTCTCAACGTCGCGAGGCGATCGCGGTTTACGCAGCTCGTCGGGCACATTGCCGAACTGCGACAGATCGAACTTGTTTTCGATGGGTGGGGCGTCGATCTCGTCATTGGCGAGACCGGCGTCGACGGCCTCGGATGCGCTGAACCACGTTTCGGCATCCATGAGCGCCTGCCAGTCCTCGACGCTCTTTTCGGATCGGCTCGCATAAAGCTCCGCGATCCCTTTGCTGAGCTTGTCCAGGATGTCGGCGGTCGAGCGCAGGTCCTTGGCGTAACCCCAGCCAAATCCCATGGCATTGTGAACCATCATGTAGGAGCCGCGGCCCATGGAGACGGTTTCCGCGGCAAGCGGGATCCACGACGCGGCCGAGGCCGCGATGCCGTCAACGGTGGCTGAGATTTGCGCCGGGTGGCGCTTGAGTGCGTTGTACATGGCGGCCGCGTCGAAGACGTCACCGCCTGGTGAGTTGATGCGCAGCACAATCTTCGGCGTGGTGATGTTCTTTAGTTCATCAATGAACGTCTTCGCGTCGATGCCCCAATAGCCGATCTCGTCGTAAATCATGATCTCGGTCGTGTCGGCCGCGGTGTTCGTGATCCGCAGGTCGACCTTGGCTTTCGGGTCGCGATTAAGCGGCCGCGGCAGTCGGTTGCCGATTGCCGGCACGGGCAGGGGGAGATTTCTCATCTGTTTTTTCCTTGGGCGGTTTCATGTCCGGATCATTCGACACGTCGCGCATGCTGTGCGGCGTCAGGAACTCATCGAGACCTTCCGCAGGGTTGCGGTTCTCTAGCATTCGAACCTCGTTGCGGTTCATCCAGCCGCCGTTGACGGCGAGGTTGTAGGCCTGGTACCGGGCCAATGTGTTGCCGCGCAGCAGCCCGTCGAGCGTGTGCTCGACGAAGTACTCGTCGCGTTCCTTGTCGGTCAGGAGATCACGAGCGATGGCCTGCTCGATGCGGCAGCACGCCGGCGCGAGCGCCGCCGCGGCGAATTGGATGTTCTGCTCTTCAATGTTGGAGAACGTGGCTCGGTCGAGATCTCCAATCATGTGCGGAGGCACGCGGAAGATGCTGGCGATGTCTGATCGTGCGAGCTTGCGGGTCTCGATCGTCTGCGCGTCACTGTCATTCATCCCGGCGCTAACCCAGTCGACACCGTCCTCGAGAAGCGGTGTCGCGTACGCGTTGTCGCCGCCGTGCATCTGGTCGAATTCTTTCTTCATCCGCTCGGCGGCAGCCGCACTCAGCTCGGTGGGATGCTTCAGGTAGCCACGGAATCTTGCGCCGTTCGCGAAGCTCTTTGCCTGGTGCTTCTCGGTGGCCAGAGAGAGTCCGACGGATTCGCGGTAAGCGGTGATCGGCGTGATTCCGTTGATGCCGTCTGAGGACAAGCCCCGAATATGCAGAACGCTGCGGGGAGGAAGCGGTTTGCGGTCGCCCTTGGCGTTGGTGTGCCAGTAGCGGAGCGAGTAGTCGGGGAGCTGCTCAATCTCAACCGAACCGGGCCGCAGCGGGATTAGTTCAAAAGGTGTGTCGCGCACTTTGTTGATGAAGACGAGCGCGTTTCCTCGCAGGCTCAGGTGCCCGCTGATCATTTCGCGGAACTCGAAAGGAGTCTGCCATGCATTCGGCTTCTGACTGAGCAGCCGGCTGACGGGGTGATCGCGAACGCGTTCCTTGCCGCCGTCCGAGCGACGCTTGTAGACGAACAGCGGCAGCTGAGCCTGTGACTCGGCGATCACCCGAACGCAGGCATAGACGGCCGCACAACGCATCGCCGTATCAGGAGTGACGTCGATGCCCGCCTGGGTGGCGCCGCCGATCCGCCATCGGCGCAGGATGTCATCGATCAAGCCACTGTTACGTGCCCGACCGAATAGGCGCGAGATGAATGATTTCATTTTAGAAAACGCGGATGCCGCGGCCTTCGTAGACGCTCTTTTTGGGAGCACGCGTGAAGAGGTAGCAATGCACTGCGCTGACCGTGGCGGCGATGCCGTCGATTTTTGCGCGACGCTTGTTCTTGGTTAGCGAGAAGCCGTCCTTTTCATCCTTCTTCACCACGGCATTAAGTGCGTTCCACCTCAAGACGGGAGAGCCGTTGTGGCGCAGTCGCTTCGACTTCACGAGCTTCTCGATGAACTTGATCGGCTCACTCTGGCTCACCCAGCCGGCGCCGACAGGATGAACGACCTCTTTGCCGGCATATTTCGGCAACTCTGAGAACGCTGTAATCAACGCTGACTCGGTCTCCTGTCCCTGGAAACCACGATCGATTCCGAGCTTCACGAGGTTGATCGTCTCGGCGTAGGACATCACGTCGCGTCGGATCTGCGGGTAGTCGATCACTGATCCGGGCAATGCCTTTATCCAGCCATCTCGACGCCAGGCCGTGTAGGACACGCGGTGCTTCTGCTCAAGCTGGATGATGTTGTCTTCGGGGCAGTAGAAGCGCACCCACAGGTCGAAAATGCCGCGCTCCGGGTCCTTTGGCGGGATGAGGATCGAGAACGCAGATAGGTCATCCGTTGAGCTCAGATCCAAGCCACCGAAGCCGTCGCAGCCGGCCAGCTCGTCAATCGTCAGATCTGCCGGCAGCGCAATCCACAGCAGATCGGTGAGCCAAGCCTCGGCGTTGCTGACCCACTGATTGAGCCGGTAACGGCGGAAGCGAGCTTCACCACCGGGCGTGATCTTGGCTTCATTGGCCGCGGCGAGAACCTCGTCGAGGTCGATCGTCTCACCAACGCTCGGGTTGGCGGCCTTGATCGCTTCGACATCATCGAGCTCACACTTCTCCGGAGCCTCGAAGATGCAGGCGAAGAACTGGATGTCGATCGCTAGGCCCTTGATGATGTTCTTCGCATAGTCGTACTGTTCGCGGCAGATGTGCTCGGCATCTGCACCGTCGCCGGCAGTGGTGATTGTGAGCAGCAGGGACTGCGGCCGACTGGCGCCGCCGTAGAGCATTGCATCGAAAAGCTTCCTACCCTTCGCGGTGTGGAGCTCGTCATACACCGTGAAATGTGGCTTATACCCTTCGTTGTTGCTCGCGTCCGACGCGAGCGCGGCATACTCACCACCCGTTTCGAGGTTGCACCGGATCTCTCGTTTACTCTCCAGGTCGGTGAGCGCGTCCTGGATCTTCGGCGAGACTTTCACCATCGTGGCGACATCGCCGTAGCAGATAGATGCTTGGTCGCGCGAGCCCGCCACCGTGTAGATCTCCGGGCTTGGTTCACCATCGCCAGTCAGCATGAAGATCGAGAGGGCGGCAGCGAGTCCCGTTTTCCCGTTCTTCTTCGCAATGCTGAGGTAGCCGCGGCGGAACCGCCGAAACCCGTTCTTGCGCTTCCAGCCGAATAGCGGCGCGATCACGTAGAGCCATTGCCAATCGAGCACACGAAACGGCTTGGCCTCGATTTTCTCGCCGGCGGCAAGCAGTCGCTCCTGCTCGGCCTGCGTTGGCGGGAGCATTAGCATCGACTGGAGGAAGTCCCGCACGTACTCGGCCGCGGCGAGGTCGAAAAAGCATCCCGCCCTCACTGCAGCGACATCCGATGCGTTGCGCACCCATGCACGCGTGATGGGATCGCACTCGATCCCTTCGAGCAGGTCTTTCACTTGGCAATCCTCATCGGTTGCGGACGATTCTTGATCATGTCGGCGAGCGTGACTTCCTTCGATTCGCCGGCTGCCGTGGCGGCAACGCGTGTTCGGCTGATCGGCGTCAGCCCGAGTTCGCTGGCCAGCTTTGAGAGATGCGCTTCCTGCTTTGCGACTTGCGACACCAGCAGGCTTGCCATCTTGTTGCCGGTCTTTTTGTTGGTCGACACGATCGTCTTCATTCTCCCGATCGCCCGGTTCAGCTTCCGGACGCGCACGCGCGTCTCGCAGTAGGCCTCGAGTACCGCTTCATCCAGACGGTTGATGAGCTGGTCACCCATCTGCGCGCCGATCCGAAGCCATTCGACGCGCGCCGCCGGCGTCATGCCGGCAGGCGGGGGCGGGAATCCGAAATCAACAGCGGTCACGCCGCCCGACTTCGGTTGTGGTTTTCTGCCTCTCATAGGGTACTAGCGCAATTCGGCGCGAAAAATGACGGCATTTCACGGGCGGTCCGGCGATCAAACGATCGCAGCTTTTTGACCCCCATACCCCCTCCACGAGGGGCTTGGCGGGCTCGGGCTCGCATGCGGGCGCGTGTCGTGTTCATCGTCCCGCCCTGGTCTTGATCGTGTGATGCGGCCTGCAAAGGCCCTGCAGGTTGGTCGGGTCGAACTTACGCTTCGGTGCCTCTCGCAGCGGCACAATGTGATCGACCTGCGTTGCGGGCTCGTCTCGGCCCTCACGCGAGCAGTCGACGCACAACGGGTGCTTGCGTAGGAAGCTCTTCGCGAACGCGTCCCAGCGAGCGTCATAGCCACGCTTGCGGGCTGACGGGCGCACATCGGGCTCACGCTGCGTTCGTTTGGGCAGCAGGCTCTGTGCTTTCATTGCCATTAGGATGCCGTTGTCTGGATTTCCCAGAGTGTCTTGATCGGGCCTGCGGCCGTCGTGAGCGTCAGCGTGACGCGATAAGCGGTTCCGGCTGCTGGCAGGCGATCGCCGTCGATGTCGACGGCGACGTTGTAGCCGACGCTGTCCTCCGTCCAGGTGCCGTCCGCCCGGAGCTCATCGAACACAACGTCAGCAACCGTGTGACTATCGGTATCCGTGTCCGATGCATCCTGCAGGTTGACGACGATCGACTCGACGGCCGACACGTCCGCTTGCTGGATCCAGTCGCCATCGGTGCCAACAACACGGGCGCGAAGGCTTATCGTTGATCCCGCAAGTGATGAGCCGCGATAGCTGACGGGCCCGCCCTCGAGCCGAGCGCCCGGCAGGAAGAGCCCGACACCAGGGTGAGGTGTAGCGGCCTGCATGGTGGGTGGGAAGCTGGTGAGCGTTCGATCCGGATGCGCCCACACCTGAGCCGCTGTCGCACCATCACCACCACCACCACCACCACCGGCCGGCACTTGCGAGACCGCGGATGCTTTGAATCGATTCACCGCCGCCACGAACTCGATCATGCTTGCGAGCTTGGTACCGACGGTTGCAAAGTCCTTCCCGTCGATCGACGCCCCTAGCGCCGTGATCAACGCGCCGATCGAGTTGAGCGAGGCTGTCGAGATTCCGAACTCTGTTTCCTCAAGCTGCGCCCCGATGAGCTTCTTTCCGATCGTGTCGGAGTCGTAAATCTTGAAGTAGTCGGACATCGCCGTAAGCACCGCCGAAGCGATCGCGCCGACCGTGAGCCCGCCCAGGTCCGGATTGACGGAGGCAATCTTGTTGGTGATCGCCGTCAGGACCTTCTCACTGTCGGTCTCGTCGATGATCTCAGCCTCTACCGCGTTGGCGATCGCTGTGCGCTCTCCGCTTGTGAGCGTCATTGCGGAGCCCGGAGCCGCGCGTGTGCCTATGGCGGTAAGGATCGCTGCCAGGTCGACGGCGAGGCTTGCGCCGGCCGGAGCGCCGAGCCGCGCAAAGATGTCCGACACGAGCTTGCCGATCGATCCGTTGGTTGTCAGCGCCGAGGTGAGCGCATCCCAGATCGATTGCACCGCGGCCGCCGAGAGGAGGACACTACCGCCGCTCGGATTGAACTGTCCGGCTCCGGTACCGAACGTGAGGAGTCCGCCGGACGCGTTCGCCGCGGCGTTGGGGATCGCCGCAACCTGCTTATTCCAGTCGACCAGCGTGAAGCCGCGGCTTTGCGTGCGGCACCCCGTCGCCTTGATCGTGACGACCACTTCCTCCGCTCCACTCGCGAACGCGTTGTTCGGCACGTCGACGCGGTAGAGGCCCGGCTGGTTGGTGGCGTCGACCTCGATGAAGCCGCCGCTCGAGTAGGACGAGGACGCGCTCGCGAGCGTGGCCGGCGTGATCGCGACGCGGGCACTGCGCGTGCGGGCGTAAGACGCGGTGACGTCGGTATAGACAATCCCGGTCTTAGGCAGTCCGGTTGTGGAGTCGACGAGCTCGAACATGAAGCTCTGCGAGGTTGCGCCTTTGAATACTTCGGTCACAGCAGTCCCCCGCTGAGGTTGCCGCCGCCGATGAGGCCGCCACCGCTCGCGACTGCGGAAAACGTTGCGGCGATCGCCGCCCAGTTATTCGTACCTGAGAGGGTCGCGCCCGCGTTTGCAGTGCCGGTGCTCGTGACAATCCGCTCCAGGAGCGCAACCGATCGATCGTTGGTCGTGCCGATGCTCGTCACGGTCTGGCCGACGATGCCAAAACTATTAGTTGGGCTCGAAAATGTTGGCGTATTGCGCGCCGAAATCGCGCCGATCCATAGCTCATCTGCCACCGAGGTCGTCGGCGTCGATCCGCTGGCGGCCGACGTGGATGATCCCACTGCCGACGCAAGCACATCAAACGATAGCGGAGATAGACCAGCATACTCTGCACCGGCCAGCGCCAGACCGCCGCCTCCATGCAGCACTGTCACCGTCGCGCCGGCGCTGGCGCGAGGAAAACCTATTGCGAGCGTACAGAGCGTGGAGCTGCCGCCGTTGGCTTGCATTGTGACCCATGTCGTGTTCGCCGATGTGGGGATCACCGGCGTGGCGGCCGCGAGACTGGCGATCGCTATCACGAGGATGTTGCCGGCCGCGGGCGATGCGTCGAAGACGAGCGTCGACGAGAACGTGAGGCTCCCGCCGGTGTTCGCCGTCTTGGATTGGACGCGAGTGATGGACATTACTCTTCATCCCCCCACGTCGGCATCTCGCCCGTACCCGTGCTCACCCAGTCCTGAGCCGCGCCGATGAACGCGTTGGCGTCCGCGATCGCGTTGCCGGCCGCGGCGACGTGCGAAGCCACGAGCTGAGCGCGTCGATACTGGTCGACGTCGGCTTGCGTCACCGGCATCGGCTCTTTGAGCAGGTCGACGAACGCCGCGTATTGCTCGCCGGTGATCACATTTGCGGCCTGGAGCCCGGCGGCGAGCGTGAGCGCCTTCGTGAGGATCTGGTCGTCGGTTGCGTCCAGTGATTCGAAAAGCGTGATGCCGGCGAGAAACTCCGACAAGCCGCCCTTCACCAGGAGATCTGCGGTCGTGTCGCGTACCACGTAAAGCGGACCGATGAGATCTTCGGCGAGCAACCAGAGCTTGACCGTGGCAACCGGCACGCGGCGATAAGCGCGTGAGTCGTCGATCGCGGCGAGGATCTCGGCGTCGGATGCGGCCGGGTTCTCAGCGAGGATGTCGGTGATGCTCTTCATGTTTAAATTGCCAGTTCGAATGCCACGTTGCCGGATCCAGCGGATTTCACGCTGATGCCGATTTCGTAAATGCCGCTCAGGTCGACCATGAACTCGAAGTAGCTGCCCGCCGGCGTCAGGTAGAGGCTCGGGCCAGCCGGCAACTTGCTGGACCAGGGCAGCAGCGCGAAGGGCGTGTCGAGATCCGCGTCGACCAGGAAATCCGAATCGACACCCTCGGGCGTGATCCGCTTGGTGAGCTTCAGGCCGGTCAAGTCGCTACCGGTGACCAGGCCGCGAACGCGCAGCATCTTGTTGCCCACCGGTGGCTGGTAGCGGATGACCTCCTGATAGCCACCGGCCGTAAACGTTTCCGTGATGATTCGCTTGCCGAGGTGCCCCTCGATTTCGCTGATGTTGGTCATATCAAACCGCCAATCCTGTACCTGTTGAAAGCCAGACAGCGCCGCCGCTGATGCCGGATCCGCCGCCGCCGCTGAGTGCACCCGATACGTCACCGAAGAGCTGCCCCATGAGGCTGCCGACAGCGCCACCGACGAGCGCGCCGCCGATACGGCTCCAGTGGGTGCCGTCGGAGTACCACTGCGCTTTCTGCTTCCAGTTCGTGGCGTTCGGTGGACGATTCGACGCCGATGACGTGTGCGCGGTGATCGCTTCGAAGATCCAGGTCTCATTCGTGGTCGAATTGACGACGATTGAGCGAACGTTGCCAACCGCGTAGGACGTCGCGTCTGCCCAGGCTGTGGCCGTGTAGGTGCTGTTGGCGTGATCCCAGCCGTCCTCGACCAGCACGAGCCGGACATTGATCATCGCGCAGTAAGGATCGGCCTGGCAGATCTCATACAGCACGGACGCGTACTCGTTGCTGGCGATCATCTGCGCCGTCGTCGCATTGGCGCGAACAGGATGCGAGAAGAGCAGCACTGGCAGCGTCGACACGCCGTATTTGGTGCGGAGGTTGGCGATTAGCGCCAGCAGGTTTGTCTTGTAGGTGCTCGATGAGTTGTTCTGCGCTTCATCATTCGTGCCAAGGTTGATCGACACATAGTCCGGAGCGCCGATCGCCTGGAGGAGCGGCCCGCAGCTGTTGTGGTTGGCGACGAATGAGGCCGCGGTGTAGCCGCCGGCCGAGAAGGTCGAGAGCGCCCGGCCGGGCTTGTCTGGGTCGTAAGCCCTGACCGCGGCGACGATCGCGCCGGCACTCACATAGGAAAGCTGGAAGGTGCAGTTCGCGTAGCCGGCCGTTTCGATGGTGACGGCCTTCTTCAGATACGAGCCGTCGGCGTTGGTCAGCTCCGCGGCCGAGAACATTTCGGCGGTCGCGCGAATCACCTGCCGCGTCTCGCCGGCGTACTGAAACGGCACGTTCGCGCCGAGGGCGGTCAGGTTGAGCGCGCCGCTGCCCGACTTCTTCTGCGCGATCACTTCGAAGGTGATGCGCGACGGCACAAGCGTTTCGCCATGGTTGGCGGCGCTGACCTCGATCGAGGCGTTGGAGAGCCCGACGACGTCGAAGTAGACCGTGTACGGGTTGCCGCCGCTCACCGACTCATGCACCTTTATGCCCGGGGGCACGTTGGCCGTCGTCGTGACGTTGGTCCAGATGTGCGGCCAGGGGCGGATCCCCAGGCCGTCTGAGGAGTTGTCGCCGATCCACTGCGATGCCGGCGACTGTGTACCGGTGAGCGCCCGCAAGATCGACTGCTCGACCGGCAACACGACCGCTCCCTGTCCGCCCGGCATGGTGTTCGTCGAGTCGCTGAAGCGGTGCTCTTCCACACGCTCGGAACGCATCCGCCGGCCGATGGATTGCCAGATCGAGGGCGAGAGCGTGAACACCTTGGGCACACGCCAGAACGGCCGCCGAATGTATGGGCCGGCCTCGTAGAGCTCGCGCCACTCGCTGACCTTGAGCAGCCGCGTGTAGAGCGCCAGGTGCATCATGGAGCCAGGCTGGATGTTGGTCGCCGTCGTCGAGCCGGTCGCCACGCCTTGAATGCCCAGTGGCGTCGTCGGATTCACCAGCAGCGCCGGATTGAGCGTGTAGACGCCCGCCGAGCCGTTCCACCGGCCGCGTGGCGTGTTATCGATCGCGCAGAACCAGCCAGGCCCCGCGAAGTTGCAGCCGAGATAAACGTGATGCCAGGCGCTGTCGACCAGGCTGGACAGCCCGGTCATGTCCCAGCCGTCGCTGCAAACCGTCTGCCCGGAGGTCGGCGAGGTCAGCGACACCTGGAACAACTCGGCAATGCCGCTGTGACGGGCAATGGAGAGTTGCTGACCGCCGGCGTTGAAGCCGAGCACGGGCCCGATGCCGCTCGCCGCCTTGAACCAGAACGACAACGCGAATCCGCCGTTCGCGATCGCCTCGGTGAAGAAGCCGCTGCGCATGGCGATGTTTGCGAACTGAGTGCCGCCGCCGAAGGTCGGGCCGTTCTCGGCCACGCCGGCGATCGGCGTGCCGGCATTGCCCAGCGTGACGCCGTTGAGGTACGTGCCGGTGGATCCGTTGCCGCTCGCGTCGGCGATGGCCGTGCCGCTGGTTTCGTTCAGCGGGGCGTACAGCCAGGGCCGCAACCCGATGATGCCGGAAGCGTTGCTCTGCATTAGGACTCCGAAGTGGACTGAGCGGTTTGAGCGGCGACGGCATCAGCGACAACCGCTTGCGGCGTGTTCTGGTCGCCCCAGATCACGCGGTGGTCCGCGGCTCTCATCGCGTCAAGGATGGTCTTGGTGAGCAGCGGCGACGCGACACGCTGAGCCGAAGAGATGTAGGCGTAGTAGCTGGCGATCACCGGCAGGTGAGGCGCGACGCGTCGACACTCGGCGATCGACAACTCAGGCTCACGGGCCGCTGTCCACATCAGCTCCTGCGTGGGTTCGATCACCGGGTAGCAGGATGGCATGAGATAATCGACGTGGGGCACAAGCTTTCGAGCAGCGAAGTCGTTCTCCGCCTGCCATGCACGGAAGGCGACCTCACGATCAGGTCCGACGATTGCCCACCACTTGTCGGTTTGCTGCAGGTGCGGACGGCCCGCCTTGTAGTCGAGCCATTGCGAGTAGTCATAGACCGGCCAGAAGAGTGACTTCGGCAGCAGGGACCATACGCCGATCGCCACATCAGGCCGTCGCCGGCGGATGTGTTCGATGATGTCGACGAGCCGTGAGAGCCCATTGAGCCCGTAGTGTTCGACGTTGAGCGCGAAGTATGGCGCGGTGATCGAATCGGAAAAGCGATCGAGCCGGGTCGGATCCCACGCTTGCCAGCGCGTCTTCCAGTCTTTCGGTCCGTTCGGGCCGTCGTAACCGCCTTCCCATGCGCTGTACTCACGGCCGTTGACCTTGTAGCGCAGCCCGCCATCGATGTGGACTCGCACCATGTCGGGCAGGTTGTAGGTGGTGCCGTTGGCGAGGAACGCCGGCTTCCGAAATGCCTGGTGAATCATCGTTCTGATACCTCCGCCTTGGGTTCATGCAACTCAAACCCCGGAACGCCGGGCCGCTGGACGATCCAACGCCCGATGCACGGGTCGTATCGCGGTTGTGATGCGTCGATCTCGCCCGGCAACGTGTTGTCGAGCCGGCGCGGCGTCTGAGAGTTTCTGTTCACGCTCTCGGATGTGCCGCCATGCCTGGATGCCATTGGATGTCCTCAGTTGTTGCGCGCCGCTTCGATGATCGCCGTGCCCTTGTAGGTCGACGCGTTGAACTTCAGACCGGGATACGCCTTGAGGTCGATGCCGATCGATTGACCGCCGTCGATCGTGACCAGGTCGAAGTTCACTACCGGCGCCGGCTGAACCTCGGCGGCCGAGAGGACGCGATCGAGCGGCCATGGATAGGTGGTCTGACTGGCGCCACTGATCGGCGTGGTGGCGCCTGCGATGATGCTGGCGCGGCGGATCGTTCCGACCGATCGAGCGTTGAGACGCAGATCTCCGCGGATCGTGCTGTCCTCGATCAGGAAGACGGCTTTGCGGCCGAGCTCGGACGCGCGAAACGCCATGGTCAGATCAATTTCTTTGTCGGTGAGGCGTTCGCGGCCGGTCAGCTTCTTGAGTTCGGCGGGCTTGATGAACTTGTCCGCGGCCGAGCGAACGATGTCCCAGGGCGTGAAGCCTCGAGCACGCTGCGCCTGTGCGAACGAAACCGCCTCTGCCTTCATCCCGCCGTCAAGCTGATAGAGCCACTGGCCGTCGATGCGCCAGCGGTCGATGCCTATCGCCTGGCCGCCATCGTCTTCAGTGAGCGGGTTGAGCCCGACCTGTCCAATGAAGGTGCTGTTGCGCACCACGCCGCCAGGGGAGCCGTCAGGCCATGCAGGGCAGTCACCACGCAGCGCGGCCTTGCCGCCCTGGCTGTTGTCGAACAGGCATTCCTCGAGCAGGAAGCGACCGCCACTGGTTCGATAAACGCTCTCGGCTTTGGATCCGCCGACGACTTTGCATCGCCGCGATCGAACGTAACTGCCCGCTTCCTGGTACACGAAATACTCGCTGAACGTCGTGGCATTGACGTTGATCAGTTCCGTGTCGCCGCTGCTGACGTGCAGGCAGAAACCTGTATCGGGCGCGAACGTTACGTTTTCGAGGGTCGCAGTCCGGGAACTGAGCTGAATCGCCTTCCAGAAGCCGGTACGTTCGCCCTTCGCGTTGAACGTCGAGGGAGGCGTCTTGATCCTGACGTTGGAGAGCCTCGAGTTGCCGAAGACCTGAATCGCCGGCTTCCAGTTCGGGCCGCCCGGCAGCAGTTCGATCAGCGCGTCGCGGCCGTCGAGTTCACCCGTCAGATCGAAACCCGCGGTCTGGATCCACTTCGCGCCGGCGTTGATCGCCGCCTGCACAGCTTGGATGTTGTCGGCGCGAACCGGCTGGAGCGTCGGCTGTGTGGCGGGTTGCGTTGCCGGCGGAGTCGCCGGCGGGTTGAGAATGGCGCGGATCGCCGCCACTTCCCGGTTGATCGCGTCCAGGCGATCGTCGATCGGGCCGGCCAGCGCAACAGAAACAACCGCGAACAGTGTCGCGACGAGGAGGAAGGGTTTGAACTTCATGGTTTAGAGGGTGGGCGGGACAACAGGGGGTTCGACACGTGGCTGCGTCTTGAGCAAATCAAACCACTTGCCGCTGCGGATCGCGTCGATGATGTGCTGAGGATCCTGCGCGATGTCAGAGATTCGGCGAAAGATGTAGATGCCGAGCACGCCCAGCAGCAAACCGATCGTGCCCAGGGCATCACCTTCGACGCCCATCCACCTTGCGACCAGGCTTGTGCCGTACACGCTGCAGGCAGTGCCGCAGACGGCGATCAGCAATGTCTCACGGGTCGCCAGGCTCTTCTGCATCAGGATGGAGATGGCCGATCCGATAAAGCCTGCAAGTGCGATGGATGGGTCCATGCCAAACACCGGCTGCGTTGTGGTGGCCAGGTAGCTGGTCATGAGAGAAGCGCCGAGGCCGCCGATGGTTTGTGTAGCGCTCATGATGCCTTCTGTGGAGGGTTTCGCAGGATGTACTGAGCGCCAGCCACCTGCATTTCAGTCAGTGCCCGAAGTAGCTCGGCTTCCTCGGGCGTCGTTTTCGGCTCGGGCTTGCGCGTCGCCTCGCGGTAGATCTGGTCGGCGATGTTCAGCAACGCGATGACGGCGACAGGGTCGATCGGAATCGGCATCAGGGCACCGGTTGATTGGACACGGCCGGATGCGCGCTTGACACCGAGGCTTTCTCAGCGGCCTTCCGGTCCGCCTCGAGCTTGTGCTGCGTGTAGAGCGTGATGGCGCGGTTGATGACGGACCAGACACGATCCTCCAGGTAGCGATCATCGAGCGCCTCACCGCGGGCCTCGCGCTCGTGAGCATCGGCGACGGCATCGTTGGCTTCGTCGAGAGCGACGGCGAGGGCTTCACGCACGGTCGTATCTTCGATCAGCGGCGACAGCGCCGTCACCAGACCCGTGAGCCGCTGCACCGATCGTTCGGCGTCGGCGATCACATCTCGCGGTGCGCGATCGGGAGCCGGATGAAAGAGAGCACAGCCAGGCGAAGCGAGCATGAGCAGGGCGATGGCGAGAGAGAAGACAAAGTTCAGGCGGCGCATTCGGAGCTCCTTTGCGGAGGCGAGGCCTCGCGCGGGGTGAAGGGGTACATGAGTTCGTAATAGGAGTTGGCTCGGTCCTGAGCCTTCGGCCACGAGTCGCGGTGGATGATGAGGGTGTCGCCGGTCGGGTTGGTGCGCAGTGCGATATCCATCTCGGCGATCGCATGTGTCGCGCGGTGATAGCGTTCCCAGTCCGGACGCTCTGATGTCGTGACCCAGCCGAGGCCTCGGACCAGGACGTCGACATCGATGGGCACAACGGGCGAGAGCCGCATGAGCAGTTCCATGCGGTCGTCGGGGATCATCTTGTCCACGGTTGGCTTTCAGAACATGCCGCAACGGGCACCGCTGGCGAACTCGAGCTTGCGATTACTGGGCCGGCCGACCCGTCGCCTGATGCCGGCCTGGCGGAGCAGGACCTGGAGGCGCCTTGTCTTGACGCCCATCAACTCGGCGATCACACGCACATCCTTCCCGTCGCGGAACAGGTCCAGGGCTTGCTTCGTGCGCGGTGACAAAAAGTGGGTCCCTCTCTCTTAACCCTGGGAAATGCGCACAGTCCCCTAAATGCGCATAGGCAGCACCCGGATAGTCGCGGTTTTAAGGCCTGAAAACGAGGGATCTATAGCAAGCCAGTGACACGGGCGTACGCGGCAAGGCAATGTCGAACCTTTGCCAGCAGGTTCGCCTGCTCGTAGCGCTCAGACTTCATCGAACCGTCTTCCGCAACGTGTACGCGAGTGAAGGGAATCACCTCGTCATCCAGGCCGCCGGTCAGCTCATCCAGCTCGCGCGCCTCGCGGTCGAACATCTCCACCTGGTGCGCGACGACGGCCGCGATGTCGGCCAGCTTGTTCGTGTCCTTCACGACGGCGCATTCAAGGGAGGCGGTCTCGAGCTCGTACTGACCATGCTCGGCGGCGAAGCGCCATCGATCGACCTGGAAGAGCCATAGGTAGCAGTCGAAGCAGATGAACTTGGAGAGGGTGGTTTCGCGGCGGGGCAGTGGGTTGGGATGCTTCGCCGTCGGCTTGCGCGGTTCGTGCACAAGGCGCTGATGCCACTGGACCAGGTATGACGCCGGCACTTCGAATGGGCCACGGCAGTTGCGCTCGGGCCGATCGCGCGGGCACGAGTAGGCAAGGCGCGGCAGCAGGGCGACACCGTCTTTGATGTCCCGCTCGTGATCCTCTGCAGTGTACGCCGGCACCCGTTTACGGCCGCCGCGGAGCAGGCGCGACGGTCCGTCGCGCGCATCCCTGGTCAAACCCCAGCGGCCGTACGCTTCCTTCGCACTATCTGCGGGGCGCGTCCGTGCGCGCGCCTTGACCTTCCCTGTTGTCATGCCGGCATTTTAACAGCGGATTCATTCGCTGCTGGTGTCATTTCTGCGTAAGGGCTGACGCACTCCTTCGACTCTCTGAGGCTCTCTCGCTCCGTTGCCAATAGCGGACGCACTTCAAGCAAGCGTTGTAATGATCCAGTTCCTTCGCTGGCGGCCCCGACCGTTCGATCGGGACATCGGCCCGGCAGAGCACAACGCGTCCGCCGGCTACAACGTCGATGATGTGCATCTTGAAGCCTCGGAAGCTCGAAGCGTTCCATGGTGGATCGCCGTCGACGTCAGCTGGGATTATTCGCTTCGCCATCACTTGCACCTTGACCCTTCTAGCCGGTCACCGCCGGCACTTTAGTTTTCAACAACTCGTAGATTTTCCACCGCAGCGGCTCGTACGTCCGCGGGTCCTTGCCGACGAACGTTTCACCCATGCGGCCCAGCTTCTTGATGAGCTCACGCGCGAGATCGTCGAGCTCATGACGGCTGAGCGTCGCGAGAACGCGATCGCGTTCCCACACGCGCTCATCGACATGGCGTTGCGTGGACGCCTGCTCGGCCAGCAGCTGGCGCGTCTTCTCGACGCCGGCAGCCGACCCGCCGCCGCTCATCGCTTTCGGCATGGCAAGCCAGTACTCCTTGTTCAAAAACGGCTCGGGCCCAGGAATGAACTGCCCGCCTTCCTTCGCCCAGTCGCGTGACGCTTTCCACCGCGCAAGCCCGGCCTGGATCTCGTCGGCTTTCGACTCGAGCTTGGCGCGTTGCCAGAGCCGCAGGCACTTCGACCGCGCCGACCTGCGGATCGGCGGATACGCCTCCCAGAACCTCGCAAACCCGGGCGGTTCGGCAGCGCCGGCTTTCGGCGGCGCGTCAGCGGCACTTCGCAGCGTCGCGTCCGCAACGCCTCCCGGCGTCACGGGCTCGCCGCTTTGCAGCGACGGGCGATGGGCAGCACGTTCCGGTGCCGCGTCCGCAGTGCGTTTCGGCACCACGGGCTCCCCGCCCCTGAGGCTGCCTTCCGGCGGCGACTCAGCACGCGGAGCGTGCGGGGGCTGGGGGGTTGGTTGGGTTGGGTTGGGTTGGGTTGGGTATATGTCACCACTGGCTAGCCGATGGCTAGTCATGTCTGAACGGGCCTCCTTTTCCACTCGGCGCGCACGCTTTCGATCCACGTACTGCGGCGCGTGATCCCAGAAATGATGGATCTGGAACCGGCCGGGTTCAGGCTCGTCGATCCACCGTTCGCTCAGCAGCAGCTTCGTCCACTCACCTGGCTCGCCTGTCCATTCGGATGCGACCTCCACGTCGATTGCATCGCCGATGACGTCGTTCGCCTGCTCGTACCCAACCTGCCAGAGGAACTCGAGCAGACCGGCGACGTACGGAGCCGGCAGCCGGACCAGCCTGCAGAGGCGCTTGAACTTTGGGTTGGATTTGAGCTCGCTCTTCATCTTCCGGGTGTCCCGTCAAACAGCGTTGGTTGAGGTTTCTTTGGTGGTTTGGGGCGCGCGAACCAGCGGTAGGCGCGATCGGAACGAACCATGCGATAGCCGTCCTTCATCAGCTGCATCGCGAGCGCGTTGTCGTCATGAGGGCAGGGCATCTCGCCGGCCTTGATGCGTGCTTCAATTCGACGCTTCGTGCCGGCGAAGCGTCGATCCTCCACACCCCTCACCGCCAACACGCGCATGTGTTCGATGGCCTGGTCGCGTCCGCCGGCCGGAAACCCCGCCAACTGTTTCGGCCGGCAGAGCGTCGGCGGTTGATGGCAGACGATGTACGTGTAGCCGGAATACGCGCGGTAGAACTCGTCGCACTCCTGGACGTAGTAGTTGCCGACGCGTTCGACGATGACGGGCTGGCCGCGGATCATGCAGCCGCTCCTTTCTGATGTGGCATGAACATCGAGTAGACGCTCACGCGCATGCAGACACGATCGTCGGCGACTCCACCGCTTTCGAGCTCAGCCAAGTGGATCCGCACGCGCAGGCAGAAACGAGCCCATGCCCATGCGTGCGCGTCGCACGGACGCCACGCGCCGTCGATCCATTCGTAAAATCGAAAGTGCGGCGCGATCCGCTCCAGCCGAGCCCGCCGGCGCTGGTTGTGCGCATCGAGTTGTTCCGGCGTCCACTTCATCAGCCAGCCTCCGTGATGCGCTTCTTCGCGGCATTCACTGCCTGATAGCCGTCGCCCTCGCTGGTTACGAAGCCGAGTTGTTGCAGCTTCGCGAGCGCTTCCTTCGTGCGCGCCGGATGCGTTTGCGCACCGATGCGGCCGAGCTCCTTCGCGATCACCGAATTGGTCACCGGCTGATCCAGAAAGCCGTTACGCACCAGCAACGCGATGCGGCCGAAGAGTGATTTCCCATCGGCCTCGATCGTGGTTCGTTCGACCTTGACGGAGATCTCCGGCGTTTCGACCAGCAGCTTGATCAGCGCCGGCGCCTCGGCCGTGAGCCGCGCCTTGATCCGCTGATAGAGTTGTTCTTCGTCGATCGGGGCGGACGACACGTGTGTAGTCTGTTCGCTCTGGGATGAAGACACCGGTGTAGTCCGCGGAGGCGGCAACGGTGGTGGGCTCGCTGTAACCAGCTGCTTGAAGTAGTCGAGCAGGGCATCAAGTTTCTTCTCAACATTGGCGCTCAATTCGGGTTCCTCGCTTTCTTGGAGATATCTCGCCTCTGCGGCCCGGACTTCGGCAATGTCCTTCCATACGCGGGTTGGAGCCGTCGCCGGCAGCGGGTTGTCGTAAAGGGTTTCGCGTTCAACACCGGTTGGATCCCGAGGCTTGCGCGGCGTTGCACTAGCCGGCGGCAAAGGTGGCACCGGCCCTCCTCCAATCGCGTGCCCACGCGCGCCCTGTTCACTGAGCCACGGCGGCCGCACATAGGTCTTGATCGCGGTGGATCCGAAGCAGACGAAGAACTGGCCGATCTGCAGCGTGGCCACCTCGGCCGGCTTCGGCACCTTCACGCCGCTGGACTTCACGACGGCGAGCGTGCGCTTGAGCTCGTTGGCTTCGCGCTGCACGCCGATGATCCACACGCTGGCCGCCTGGCGCAGGACCGTGTCCACTCCGGAAATGTCCTGGCTGTCGCAGAGCAGGAAGTTCCTCAGCACCGCTCCCTTGCGGGCCATGGCGATCGCCTGGTCCTTCGCCGGCGTGTTGCCCGCGCGAGGCGCGAACTCCCACGCCTCGGGAAAGACGGTGAGCACGCCGGTTTCGTGCCCGTTGATGTGCTCGAGCGCGGCGCGAATCACCATCGCCTGCAGCTGCGGGCCGACGTCGGCCAGATCCATCACGTTCAGGCCCGGCTGCAGATCGAGCCGCTCGGCCGCGTTCAGCGCCTGCATCTCCGGCAGCACCAGGTCGAGGTATTCGCCGAGCAGCTCGTAGATCTCCGCCGCCGAGCCCTTCGCCTTCTCCTGGAGCCGGCTGGCGTTGCGCCGGACATCGGCCAGCGACATCGCGCCACGCGCGGCGTTCATGATCTGAAACCGTTCATACTTCATTGCGCGTTGCCCGAGGGCGCTGGCGATGATCGTCTCGACCAGACGCCAATGGATCGGCTTCTCACCCTCGCGCGGCAGGAACGGGCGGATCCGGCGGCCGTCAAAGGTCTCGCCGCGCTTGGTCACAAACGCGAGCGCGCGACTGCCGGACCGCTCGACGATCGCGCGCAGCGTGGTGGTCTTGCCGCTCTGCTGGGTCTGGCCAGTGACGAACGTGTGCGCGAGCGGGATCCGCACGAGCTCGCCGGTGCCGACTTCGTAGCCGAGATCGATCATCTGTTTCGGTTTGCTCAATGGCCGCCCCTCTTCTGCTGATGCGCGTACCGAAAGAATGCGGTACCGGGCCGCCAACTTTCTTGCGTCATCTCTGTATAGAGAGGCTTGAGCACTTCGATTGATGCGGCATCCAGCCTGCACATGAGAGTTTCTAGAGCGCCGGCGAAGAACGTGCGCACGAGATCTCGATGCTGAAGCGAGCCGTCCACCAGGTGATATGGCGGCGTGAACATGTGGCCCCAGATGAACTCGTTGCAGCGATCGATCAGTTCTTGAAGTTCGATTGGCTTGTTCATTGCTGTTCCTCCACGCCGTCGGCACCGGGTCCGAGGCGATCACTGGGTTTCTCTTTGATCCAAGGGCCGGGCGGATCGCCGCTGCCGTCCCACGTGCGCAATGCTTCCATCGCCTCCTCCGTCTTTGCGTAGCAGAAGCGGCCGGCGTAGCTGTCCAGTGTCAGGCCATGGAAAAGGCCGCAGGTGAAGAGCTGAGGCGCAACACCGCACCAACCCCGCTGTTCGAGAAACCTCATCTGGGTGTATTGATCGAACGCGCGGAAGAGCCGCTCCCGGGGAATCAGCCAGTTCAGCCAGTCCGGCCGCGCTCGAATCAAGGCGTCTGCCGGCTGCTCATCGAACAGGCGATACGTTCCTGACCAAAACCGGCCGCCGTCGGACCGCTTGGCGGCGCGGATGTGCATCCACGTGGCCGGGCCCATGCGGTGGTACACGTGGATCTTCTCCTGAGGATTCGCCACGTCCTCTGGTTGGTCGAGCGCGTCGAAGTTGCCGCGCGAGGATTCGACGACACGCAGCGCGAGCGGGGCGGACCGCAACATCAGATGCTGACCACGTGCAGGGCCGTCGTGAAACTGGATACTCATTGCGGCACCTTTCGGTTCACGATCGCGGATTCGAATGTCACGATGGCTCGGCACTGTTCGCAGGTGCCCAGGCACTCTGCACTGCAAAACGGTCCGCGCGACGACCGAATCACGCCAAGGCGGCGCAGGCTTGTAGCGGCATCTGCGATCTGCTCCAGCTCGCGGACGGCTTCAGCGAGAGTAGTGACGAGTGCAGCGATTTCCCGGAGCGCGTGAGGGCTGTACCCCATTGGTCGATGTGCGTTAGCATTCCGAGCAATCGACGCTGCCACCCTCAGTGATTCCTCTACTAGGTCGGAACTCATCGCGACTCCATTCCGTCAACGAGCGACCAGCAGCAGTCGGCGACGTACTCGAGTACACGGACCTGTGACACCTTCGGGCGCGATGACATGCCGGCGACGTCGCGGGCGCCGATCAGCAGAAGCATCGGCGGGCACCGAACGTCTAGAGCGCGGCAGTTGATGAGGAACGTGGATCCGCCCCGTTCTACGACGTCGATCATGACTCTCCTCCTGGTGCCGATGCGTACGGCTTCCTGCGCTGGCATGAGCTAACTCCTCGATTTCGGGGGGGGGTATTGAAACTTTTGGAACGCGGCAACACGGCGCGGTTAAGCACGTTGCTCACGCCGGGCATGAACGTCTGGCCGATCGTCAATCGCGCTGCCGGCACGATGGGCCGGCGGATGGTGCCGGACTTGCAGCGGTAGACGATGCGCACGCGGGTGCGGAGCAGCTCGTCGACCTGAGCCAGGCGGTTCGGCGCTGGCGGCCAGTCGACCATCTGGCCGACGCTGAGGGTGATGGTGCTCACGCCGGCGGCCCGCCTTCCTTCGATGCGTTCTCGACAAGGCCCACCAAGTTGCCGAGGGAGCAGTAGCAGTCGAGACAAAGGTGCAACTCAGTCCAGGTCGCGCCAGGCAGATCGCCGACGATCGCGATCGCCTTCTCGGGTTCAGGTACGAAAGCCTCCGCAAGGCCGAGGGCGCCGCCAAAGAACTGCATCATGCCGAGCGTTTCCCGTGCGCGTTGCGGATTGAGCATCGCCGTCGACACGCGCAGCACGAACCAGTTGCCGATCGGCGAGTTCATGAGTGGACCGCCACAGGCGGCGCAGGGTTTGATCTTGCTGAGCTTCATGCCGGCGGCCCGCCTTCCGTAGCAGTGGTCACCGGCTGCCGAATGCGTGCAATCTCCCGTCCGATCTCATCAAGCGCCTGCTGCTGATAGCACCAGGCCAGCAGGATGGCGGCCGCGGCGAGCCGTTGACGGTTCGATGACTTCGCGAGGTTGCGCGCGCAGCCAATGCAGCAGCACTTTTCTCCGATCACTTCGCCACCGTGGACGGTGGCCACGCCGATCCAGTAGATAATGGCCGCGCCTTGTTGCGTCATGATCGATTCGAGGAGCGCGGGTCCGACACCGAAGCGGCGCTCGACGTCGCGCTGGATGGTGTCCTGGTCGCACAGCGCGAGCGGGTGCCTGGATTGCACCGGCGCGACACGGTCCTCGAACGGTCTCATGCTCTGCAGCCGCTGATTGGCCGTGAGACTGAACCAGGCCGCCGCGTACGAGATCGCGCGAGCCTGACGGTTCGCTTCCACATAGAGCTCGCCTTTCGCCGGGATCAGAATGCCATCCCCGAAACCACCGATGGCTCTATCGAGGAGATGGATGCTGGTCCAGTGGTCGAAGCCGAGGGCCTCGATCTCCTTCAGCGTGTTCGCGCTGAACTGATCCCACAGCCTCAAAAGGTCGGGATACATCGCTATCGATTCTCTGACCGTGCTCATGACGCTCCTTTCGATTTCGCGGCCGGCGTGCTGAGCCGGCGTAATGCGTTGACCTGGAAGCGCCGGATCTGCATCGAGTAACGACGCACGCCATGAGCGCTATAGAGAACATTGCCACCCTCGACGGCGACCACACGACGCGTCTTGCCGTCGCGGCACGCGTACTCGCCGCCGGCTTCGATCTTGAAATCACATGCGCTGCAGAGATCCTCGCTGACCCAGTGGCATGGCGTGCCGGTGCGCTCGATGCATTGCGAGCAATCGTCATCGGTGCAGCCGCAGCGACAGCAGGCGCGAACCTTCCTCACTTGCGGCCGCCTTTCTTCGCTGGCTTCTTGATCGGCTTGGCCGTCGGCGTTGCCGCCTGGTCCTGAGCGGCGTTGAACTTCTCGCGCACTCGATCGACGTCGACCTTGAAGAGCTCGGCGATCTTCACGAGCTTCTTGCTGCCGTCGCTCGCGTAAGTTGGGTGGACGTGGCAGCAGGGGACCAGCGCCGCTTCCAGAGCGAAGGTGAGGGGCGAATCATCCCGCAGACCTTCGACGTGATCGGTCGCGAGCATGTTCAGCCAGTTGTCCCCAAAGCCGGCACGGGAGGGCTTCTCCCATCCGTGACGTTTCACGAATCGCTTGCGGTCGTCAGAGCTCATCCGCTCGAACATTTCGAGGGCAAGTAGCTTTGTGGCTGGGAGGCTGACCGGATCCGCCTTCTCGAGAATCGCCGTCAGCAGGACATGATTGAGGGCGGTGTCACGCTTGGCCTTCTGTTCGGCTCTGCGTTGACGCGCGGCCGCATCGTTCGTTGACTTGCTCGCCGATGCCGCGGTCGGGTTCACGCGCACCACGACCGTCTTGCCGGCATCCTCGCCGTCGACGACGACGGCCGTCTTCACCTGAGCGGCGGGAAGTTTCTTCGCCTCGGCCTTGCTAATCTCGACAACGTCATGCACGCCGACGGCGCCCTTGGGCCGTTCCTTGCCGTAGTTGTGACTGATCATCACCGGTTCCGCGCCGCTCGATTTCACGGCCGTGATCTGCAGCTGCACATACGCCTGCTGCTTGGTGGCGAAGCAATCCGGCTTGAGGCACAGGGCGCCCTTCACGTCATCGAACAGCGCGGCCTGGTACTTGCTGTTGTGCTGGCAGGCGTTGCACGCGCCCATCGCTTTGTGGAGCTCCACGTCGTCTAGCTTCCACGGCGCGTCGGCAAGGTTGCGATGGAACAGTTCGAAGATGTGCCGCTTGAGCAGGTCGAGATTCGTTACGGCGCGCGGCCAGTCGTAGGACCGCTTGAGCTTGTCATGCAGCTCCAGCTGCTGAGGCTCACTCAGCCGCGCGATCTGATTTGCGTGCGTGGTGTGCAAGCCCACTTCGCCCTTGAGCCAAACCTGACGCCAGATCGGGGCCAAGTGTGTGAGACGTAGCCGGGCCGCGGTGTAGCTTTCCGTCCACCCCAGTTTCTCGGCGACCGTCGCGTCATCCATGCCGAGGTTCTTCAGGGCGATCGCGCCGTCGGCCTCGTCGAGAGGGTGGATGTCCTTCCGCTGGTTGTTCTCAACGATCTGATCCTCGATCACCTGCGCGTCTGTGAGGACGCGGACCATCGCGGGAATAGTCGAGCGGCCGGCTGCCTTGGCGGCGCGGTATCGGCGCTCGCCGAACACCAACTCGAAGCGAGTGCTCGGGTCGGCAATCAATGTCTTGATTGGCAGATCTGTGCGGAGGGGCCTGACAAGAATCGGACATTTCACGCCCGACGCTTTTACGCTCGCGGTAAGGCGCTCCATGTCCTCGAACACCCGACGCGGGTTGGTCTTGGACGGCTTGATCCGGTCCAGAGCAAGCTCCGGTTCGTACTCTTCGGAGACCGGGGAAACTTCGACGGTGGTGGAAGTAGGTCCTGAAATCAC